CCACTAAAGTCCTCCCTAACCTCGATGCCATACGCAGCGCCTATCAAGAAGGTCGACAACTCCCACACGGTGTCAAAGTCAAACAAGAATATTCAGTACGTTCCAAACGAATCTTTGGAAAACCAGAGCTGGACTTGGTTTCATCCGAGTATCCAGGAGAGCTTTTACCAGAAGATTCCAGCGCCGACTGATATGGATGACGCTCGTATCAAGATGAGCTGTCATGACCATGCTATTAAAGACTTTGATCTACAGCTGGAGATGAATAGTCTACAGCTTGATATGCTCAAGGAAAATGGTGAGGTTATGCCGTATCACGTTGATGAGTATGGTGATCTTGAAGAAAAAAAACTAAAGCTTTTAGTTGGTAAACGTTTTCATCAAAATGCATCTAATGCTTATTGGTATTGGATGCAACGTGATAAAGCTACTAAATAAATGCTTGTACAATAAGTAAAGCAGTAGGAGTTCCATGGGCGGCGATCCAGTCCTTAACAAATTAATTGCTGGGTTTACCCAGGATGGAACTCCTCTTTCAGCAACCATTGGTTCCAAGATGGAGCATGGTGTTGTCATCTTGACAGCAGCAATGCTTGCCAATGAAAACCTTGCATCCTCTATGGATGCAGAAGAAATGGTTGACTCAGCTATTCATTATTACAATTTAATTCAAAAACGTCTTGGTTACTACCAAGAGCATCAGGCGCATTCATTAGAACGTTTATTAGGTAACTAAGTAAAATGGGCTATGCCAAATCATTAAGTAAACAATATAATGCCGGTACTGCATGGTCATCACTAGGTACTGATCAAGGCGCGTATCAAAGAAGCAATCTTGCAAATATATTAAGCCCAATCAGAGATTTAGCATTACCTGCTTTTTCGGAATACTCAACCAGTGGTCCTAGACGCTCTAATCCTTACGAGCAAGGAATAATGGAAGATGTTTTTAACATTTATGAAGATACTAAAAGAACACTGCCAATATCTCCAATTACTGCTAAAAACATTAATGACAAAACCTTTGGGTTGTTAGAAACATTTACTGTTGTGCCAGAGGCTTTTGTTAATGCTGCGTTAGCAGGAAAGTACTTTAACAAGATCTAATTACTGCTACAGTAAACAAGTCTTTAAATTTGGTAATGGAACCTATTTCGGTACCAAAACTTACTGTTTCTTTTGCAGTTGATGTTGAAGTTGCCTACAATTCTTTTGGCGGTAAAACCGCTGAAGAAATTGCAGACTCTCTTCAGGATGAAATCCATGACTTTCTTTTTGAGTTAAGACAAGTTACAAGTGTTTATAGCAGCTGCACATCCATTTCAACTGAAGAACTGTCATGATGAACACTGATTATTTAGTCGGCTGGGATGTTAAAAAAGAACAGCAAAAAGCTGACTTCATGGAGCACATGTATCAGTGCTCAGGTCGCGCCAACGGGGGGCCTGGTATCGTTGGCCTTTATACCAGATTGTGGCAAGAGTTTTGCCTTAAAGAAGCTGGCCCTGTAATGCGTGACCGTTACTTTGAAATGATGGAGGCTGTTCGTCTTTACGAGGAAGGCAAGCTTCAACTTGTTTCTTAAGGTTTACACTGAACACACTTTTGTTGTTAGACGTGCCACACTAGTGGTACGTCTTCTTTTTTATGGACAACACTAAAAAACCTATGGAAACCATTGACGCATGGCAAAAGTGGTACAAAGAAAATAAAATTGTTGCCGAAATGAATGAACCGCTTGCAACCAAAGACTCACGTGAAAACATGCACAACACTACCAATGTAATTGACAGCCTAAAAGACGCATCTGCCAAAACCACGTGGATGGAAAAAGCAAAAGACCACTTTGCTGACACGCTTGCCGAATATCAATACGAACTTTCTGGTAAAGATTTTTACAAAGCTTTCTACCAGGCAGCAGTTGAAGCAATGGAATGTGCTCATAAAGAATATGAGCAAACTAAAGAACTAGTTGATATGTTGCGTTACCACCATCTTGGTTAAGATTGATGTCACGTACTAAAGACCCTGAGTACCCCCAGTGGATTTGTCACTGCTGTGGCGAAAACTATGGCACATGGTACAAAAAAGGAACTTATGTAGGACCACCGCATTACTATTCCACTTACCACCAGGGGGCTTGTGGACTTTGTGGTGCAACAGATGTAGCAGTCACTGAGCCCAGAGATTATGGACACCTAAACTCAAAATGGAGAGCTGCAATAATAAAGAAAGACAACAAAAACTAAAGCAATGCCTGTTTATAGAGAGTCTGGTGGGCGGATTATTTATGACGTCGTAAAAGTACAGACGTGTAGTGGGCAACCACTTGAAGTTACAACTACGAGTGGTAGTACTATTTATACACAGCCAGGGGGTACAGCTGGTGATGCATTTGGTCGGTTAAGAATTTCCCAGCCGTTTACTGTTTTTGACAGTCAACATCGTTATCAAGAAAACGATAAATGGTCTACCATTACAGGTGTCAGCGGAACAACTACGTATCGTGCTAACGAAAGCGTAGTTGATCTAAATGTAACCACGTGTTCGGGTGATTACATTTATCGTGAAACCAAACGTGTGTTTCCTTACCAACCAGGGAAATCATTTTTAAATATGACATCGTTTGTTTTTGCTTCTGGCAAAACAAACCTAAGACAACGTGTTGGATTGTTTAGTACGCAGAATGGCATATTCTTTGAGCAAAGTGGAACAACAAACTATCTTGTTCTGCGTAGTTACGTAACTGGTTCTGTTAATGAAACACGTGTAGCTCAAAGCAGTTGGAATGTAGACACCTTTGATGGTTCTGGTGTAACAGGGCGAAACCTTAGCACTACCACTGCCAATATCTTTTGGATGGATATTGAATGGCTTGGCGTGGGTGACGTACGTGCTGGTTTTGTTGTAGATGGTCACATGGAAGTGGCCCACATCTTCCATAATGACAATCAAAATCCAACCAGCTACATGACCACAGCTGTACTGCCGTTGCGCCAAGAGATTCAAAATCTTGATACAACTGCATCTAGCTCTACGGCAAAACAAATCTGTGCAACGGTTGCATCCGAAGGTGGCTATGAAGGTTTTACCAGACGTTATAACGTTGCTACTAGCACTACGCCTAAAACGCTCACTTCATCTGGTGTAACTTATCCACTAGTTTCTATTTGTATGGTATCAGGCCGTACAGATAGTGTTATTATTCCAGCTAACTTAAGTATGGCACTTGAACAAACACAAAACAACAAGCCAGACATCATTCAGTACAAGGTACTGCTTAATGCAACCCTAAGTGGTGAAAACTGGCAGACTCATTACAACGGCAATGTTCAGTATGACACCACTGCAACAGGTGTAAGCGGTGGTACAGATGTTGCTGGTGGGTACATTGTTTCTGATGGCACACTATCTCTGAGTGATGTGCGAGACTTTAACTTCCAGCTAGGTCGCACCCAAGCTGGTGTCAGTGATGTTTTTACTGTTGTTGCCGCTCCAACTATCAATGGTGCAAATGTATACACAAACCTATCCTGGTTTGAAATTGTGTAATTAGTTCGCGTTACAATAGGATTACTGCAAAAAAATCATGTATACTCCTGGTCCTCAAGCTCAGCAACCACCCCAGATGGGGGTAGAACCACCCCAGAACGGGGTGATCCCTGAGCCTCAGGCCAAGCCAAAAGGCCCTGGCAAATCAAAGAATGGTGATGTTGGGGCCTTTATCCAGCAGTGCATCTCCCTCTGTTCCTACCTCAAGGAACTTCAGACACAATCCCATCTCATTCACCTGAATTACGAGGGGGCGAACTTCCTCGGGGTGCATGCCTTCCTTGGAGATCAATACGAGGCTCATCAAACTCAATTCGATACGCTTGCTGAATTCATCAGGTCTATGGACTACCTGATGCCAATGTGCGCCAGGGGGTTAGCTGATGCTGGCCCTGGAATTCAACATGTTACCAGCTACAAGGGATCCGATCAGCTCACCACGTACTACAAAAACCTGGAAGAGTTAGGCATGAAGACCAAAAAGTTGGAGCCCATTGCTGCCAAGGTGGGTGCCATTGATATCCAGAACTACATGGCTGACCTGTGTGGTCAAGCCTTTAAGGCGGCATGGTTCGTTAAGGCTACGTTACGGAATGGCTGATGGAATTTTTTGATCCTGCTTCAGTATCTAACATTCCTGTTGAGTACGGTGACATTGCAATGTCCCGTGGTCAAGCTCGTCAAATTATTGATCGGTTTGCTCAAGAAGCCGTAAAGAAAAATATTACGCCTGATGCATTTGCGGAAGGTCTTTACTATTTAGGGCAAGTTGGTCAAAGCCCAGATTTTTCTCGAAGCATAATTCGAAATACTTTAAAAAGTCCAATGGGGCAATTAGTTGCAGAAAATCCTGGATTAGCTTCGCAAGTTGTTGGACAATTTGGCAATACTGTAATTGGAGTAAACCCGGCTTTAGCTGGTAAGCACATGGGATTGGTCGGTTCACTTTTGCAAGAAGCTAAAAAAGATAATTTATTACGTTCTAATGTAACAACAGAAGAAACACGCAGAGAAATACAACAACCAATGTATGGCGCTTTGCAAGATTGGTTAAAGACTCAACAAAGTAATCCTGCATTTGCAGATGTTTTAATGCGTTCTCGAATCAAAGCAAACATTGGTGGGGCGGCAAGAACTAAATTTGATTTACCGCGTCTTGCTGTTGGTTTTTAAACCTGGCCACGAAACCACTTTTGTCTTCCGGTAAACCATTCAGCTAATGTCACTGGATTCTGTGGCCCCACCAGGTGATCACTGGGGTCTGGCTCACCAAGATCCAGGGCATTGCAAAATTCATCCAGGTCACTCGCGGGTTGGTCACCCTGAACTGCCTTGCGTCTTGCTTGTCTTAACCACGTATCAACTGTGGAATTACGTGCTGCAAGTTTTTGTAGCCACGCCATATCCCTTAATTCAACTGGTGCACCTTTACCAATACAATCGCAAATAAATTGGACTTTTAGGCGTGTATCGGTTGACAGCATTTGTTTTTTCCGTTTGTATTAGTCTAGTGTGTTCTATCCTGTGACAATTACAACACAAGGGAATACATTTGTTAATCTCATCTTTAATTCGATTCCAGCTCGACCCTGTGCTCACCATCCGTGATACGTTTTGATCTTTGTTTTTAACGTGATGGAACTCAAGGATTCGATGATCACTTATTCCACAGTGCTGGCATTCCAAAGTTTGTTTGTATTCAAGAAGCTGTTGTCGATTCTTCTGGATACGTTTTTTGTCAGTGGCCCAGGTCACGTATAGTTTTTTGTTACACGTAACTATAATTTATCAAGATTCCAAATAAACGGCATTTATTGAGAATACAAGTATTAAGAAGACGGGTCAAATGGATCTTTTGCAGTTTCCGCTGGAAACTTTAAAATTGCAAGGGCACGTTTGTAAAATTGACAATCAGTTTTTCCAGCTGCTTCCAAGGTTTCTTTTATTTTTTTCCAGTTGTCGTACGTTTGTTTGTCCATGTGATTTTAGGTAATCGAGAATGCAGGATTTGAACCTGCGGCCCCCTGCTCCCAAAACAGGTGCGCTGCCAAACTGCGCTAATCCTCGAATAGATGGAGCAAGTGTGATGCGCCTCAAGGATGTAACAGGGACTTGCCCTCTATCTGCCCCATCGGAAAGAGAGGGGGAACAAAAAACATTATAGCAAAAACCCCGGTGTATTAAGCCGGGGCTATACTTCCTTCCCACTCAATTGTCGTTAAGCACAACATATGTAACGTGGAGGGACTTTCGACTATTAGTCCCAGAGCGGAATTGCTCCGTGTGTCAGGATACCATCATTTTTTCTTTTTTGCGGCTGCGGCTTTCTTTGCTTCAATCATTGCTTTGAACTTGTCGCGTGCAGCAGCTTGTTTGTCAGTGCCACCAGCTTTGCCTT